GGCTGATAGCGTTTGCACATAAACGATTGATTCGCATCTTTTAGGTTGTTCTTGCCTAAGGCTTGATCCCTGAAGCTCTCCGAATTGCACAGAAAGCCCTACTGTCAAACTGGTTTGCCGTAGGAAACTCACTCAGAACCAAGCATCCACCCGGTATGTATCTAGTGTTGGCTGTGGTCGCGGCGTTGGTCGCCTCTACGTACGTTTGGCGCGCACCCTTGTTGGTCGTGTCGCTCGGCGTAGCAGACCGAATCGACGCTTCGTACGCCGATGCCATTCATGGTTGCGGCGATCTCGTAGAAGGCTATCACGACCTTTTGCGAGATTGCAGTTGGGAATTACAAAAACTCGACGATTTCAACGAAATCCAACGTCTGAGTCCATATTGGGGCGCAGTACTGAACACCCTACCACGGAGCGAGATACGGTTGTCTCCGGTATGCAAGATCATACCACCGCGGTTTCGTGTCCACGCGCTGTCCCCGTTTGGCTTGTTGCGGGTAGTGTTGTCGTACATGGTCTACGGACTTTATGCGATGATCTCTCTCAGCTTGTTGACGCTATCAGCCGCGTCATTCCTAATCTACCGCTTCCTTAAACGACATCGGCCTATTCGAATGCGTTCCCCGATTGTTCCTGTATCGTCTGGCGAATTGAAGTCGCTATTCGAAAAGTTCGTGAAGGAACATCCCCTGCGCGTGACCCCCAACACTGGCCACAAAACATTGGCCTATGTTCGAAAAGCGTTAGAAGATTTCTCACTCGAATTCATGTTCCGAATCAACCAAAAGGTTCGAGACATAGGTGGCAGTCCAAAGCGCCACGCCAAATACGGGAAGCGACTTCACATCTGCTTCCCTAACCTGACTACTTCAGACCACGACAAGATTCGCGGTGTAATGAAGAATCGGGTGTTCGAGCACAAGGGACAAGACTGCACGGAGCCTCAGAGTCCTGCGATCATGTCCTATGTTGACTTCCATCTCACGACCCCAGAACTAGGTGATACCATCACAGCACCTACCATCATCATCACCCATGACTTCAATGAATATATCGGACACAACAACTGGTTCGATGGGGAAGCTGAAGTTATCGTTACGGACCACGTCCTCATGAAAACCCGAGGCGGAGACGTATACGACCATGCTTTCCATGTATGGCGTGATGAAGGCATCATATTTGGCACAAAATCCGTTGCTCATTATTACCGCATCGGTGATTACGGCAACAGCTCAGTATTCTATGCCTACCCAGCTGATGGTGATTTCAAGCCCTCAGATCCGTCTTGCCTTCGTACTGTAGAGAAGGTATATGCGTATCCGTTGGGTGACCATATTGTGGCAACACAAACCGATGACACGTACGTCTTCACCCGCGGCGGCCGCAAACTTGGCTCGGCCCCCGTCGGAAGCATCGTGCGTTCCGCAGTGACAATGTCGCTAGCACCGCGTGGAGACACATACGCACCCAACCTAACCAGTTTGGTGCGTGGTCGTTTTAACGCCGATAAGCTAGACCTCGTCGTGCTACCTTGCGCGATTGAGTTGACGGCCAAGATATCCGACGATTTGGCTCTCCGCTACGGCCACAAGTTTCACCACCTGCCCCTCAATGTTGTGGGAATGACCTGGTATAATCGTATCATGTATCGACTAGCCATCCATGCAATGGATGTTCTGCCTGACATGTTCGCCCGGTTTCCTGCGGCAGTTTGGGACAAGTTGGTTGGGAAACGCGCTGCCGAAGCCTTGATGCCATGGGCGTGGCATGAATTTACGACTCCCAATTACGAAGTTCACGCTACGTCCGATCCGAGACTGACTAGTGGAGAAGTCAGCTCGCATCCTAGGATAAATCAGACCCCCTTTCGATCAGCGGAGCCGGGTAGTGCTGCCCGGCCTGCTGATGACGAATTCCGCAGTACCCCACAACGGACTAGAAAATCAGTCCGCTTCAGTCAGCCTGAGAGTTCTAGGCAAAGTAATGTACATGCATCCACTCCTTGGGGAAGTACCAACCGGTTCGCACTACTGGCTGGCCCCTCAAACCCCCGTTGCAGTACATCCCCTCCAGTTGCCGGTCCATCCTCAAGACGTGGCCAGTGGGATCGCAATCCCGCTCCCATGGCACCAAAGCCTTCCAACATCGCCTGTGGAACGAATGCGTCTCGTGTCGTTGCTACCAACCGTGCGGGTTGCAGCCGCGCCATCTTCGACGACATTGACGTCACTCTGTCAGAAGTCAAGACGGTCACCCTTCCTCCGACACTACTTTTCGAAGTGGTTGCAAGCAGAGGAGAACGAGTGGGTGACCCAATTGAAACCCCTACCTCTGGAAGAGTGGGCGTCGCGGTTTCCGCTGAACAAGCGGAAGCAGCTAATTGAGGCCAACCACAAGGTCTATGACTTTGGTGTTAACAAGGGAATTGCTCGCGTCTCTTGTTTCATCAAAAATGAAACGTCTATTACGGCAACCGATCCTAGGAACATTTCACCCCGAACCCCTGAATTCCTGTCTGTTGTTGGCCCTTATGTATCAGCTTTGGAGAAGGCAGCGAAAGCCGCCCCATACCTGGTCAAGGGCCGTAACATCGAGGACAGAGATGCGCTCTTACATCGTCTTGACTCGTTTCCTTTTCTCATGGAAACGGACCAAGAACGACTCGACCGCAATATGGACCAACCAATCATCCGTGATTTTGAAATGGAGTTTTGGGACCATGTATTTCCCTCCGCAGAACACTTCGTGTTTCACGAAGTAATGCAATTGGCATTGACCACAACTGGTCTTACGCCTTTTGCGTTGATGTACTACGTTGAGGGAACACGTGTGTCCGGGGACTCCCACACTTCAATCATGAATGGTTTGTTTTGTCGATTTATGCAGTGGTTGTGCAACTACAACTTGCCGCCCGAATCGTGGGATTCATCCCATGAGGGCGACGACGCACTGACCGCCGGATTGCTCGAGTTTAAGAACGCACTCATATTCCTCACCAACATGATGTGGTTATTGGGATTCGGCGTGAAATTGCAACTTCCCCCATCATTGGCTGAAAGTACATTTTGCGGTAGGAGGCACGTGCCCATACCTGGCGGACTACGCTCAATGTGTGATATTCGGCGAACACTCGCCAAGTTCCACATTACTCAGAGCGGCCTGCCAGGACGGCGCGCCATCATCGCAAAGGCGTACTCGTACTGGTCCACGGATTCGCAAACCCCAATAGTAGGTCCTCTATGCTATGCTCTACTCACGATTTTGGACCCCACTGCGCATGATTTTACGCATATATTGCGAAGTCAGCGCATTTCTACGTGGGAAAAGGACAAGATCGTAGAGGGAGCATCCCGAGCACTGAGGAAACCAGAAGTGTTGTCTGAGCAGCGTGCGGTCATGGATAATCATGACAACATATCGATCGCATTGCAACTCAGCGTAGAGTCCGCTTTTGAGAAGTGGTTACGGCAGGGGTTTATCCCCACGCAGTTTCCCACCATACTCGATGCCGACATCCACGTTGATGATCATCGCTCCACGTACTTCGGGCCCGATTATCCCATGTTCTTGGTTCCTACCACCAAGTGAGGCCCCCCCCCCGTCTGAGATCGACGTACACCTGTCTGGG